AGTTTACATTAACTGATGGGGGCATATACAATCCGATATAAGCTCCAGTTCTTTTGATATTTTTGCGTTGCAATGTAATTGATGTGCTTGCACCATTGTCACCGGCACCACCAGTGGCCGATGCATAAGCAGCTGCTTCTGTAGCAGCAGTTTTCCTTCTACGCAATTCCTGCACGGTTATGGTATTTTCGCCCTTTTTAAAAAGATCAACACTTTTAATTTTTGTTGGTTTCACCTTTGCACCCGTCACGGAATGACGAGCAAACAATATATAACTTGCTTGGCGAGGGTTAATTCCAATATCAGATGGGTATAGGTGAATTTTCGATCCAGCGACCGGCCGGTCAAGGGGACTGTCTTCGGTACCAGTTGCAACTGGTTTCCCGGCCGGTCTTGCCCCAGACTTAATAAGCTTTTGCATAGTGGCGTAATCGTCTCTTAATGGCATGCCTAAATATCCTTATACACTTTATTGAAACTATTTATAACATATGTCATACAAAGGTCGATATACACCAACCAAACCCCAAAAATATAAGGGTAATCCACAGAACATAGTTTATCGTTCTCTCTGGGAGCGTAAGTTTATGGTATACTGTGATAACAGCACATCCATAATTGAATGGGGTAGTGAAGAGATCATTATACCCTATTTATCACCCAAGGATGGGCGTATGCACAGATACTTTCCAGATTTCTACATTAAGGTCAAACAGGCTGATGGTGCGATTAAGAAGATGATTATTGAGGTTAAACCCAAGGTGCAGTGCAAACCACCCAAGGAACCCAAGAGGCGCACCAGACGATGGATGAACGAGGTCATGACCTATGGTGTGAACGATGCTAAGTGGAGGTCTGCCACAGAATGGTGTGCAGATAATGGTATGGAGTTCAAGATTTTAACTGAAGATCATCTGGGTATTTCGTATAAATAGACACATGGCAATTAGTAAATACATGCAAGCAGTTAAGGATGAGGCAAAGGGTCGCCCAAAATCTACTGCATGGTATAAAGAAAAGATTAAAGAATTGGGTACACCAACTGCGATGGACCTTATACGAGATGGTAAGAGGAACAACCAGCCTTTCTATGGTAAATTGAACATGTTTATATATGACCCAAAGTTCAAGAAAACTCTACCATACTATGACACGTTCCCGTTGGTATTGCCGATAGAGAAATATTCAGATGGGTTTCTGGGTATTAATCTCCACTACCTACCTATTCCACTGCGAATTAAGTTGTTGGATCGTTTGGTGGATTATTCTAACAACACCGCATTTGATGAATCAACCAAGCTTATTGTTGATTACCAGAAACTAAAAAAGGTGAGGCTTATTAAACCAACCATACACAAATACCTTGCTGGACAAACCAAGTCACAGTTTCGTAGGATTGATGCAGACGAATTTACAATTGCAACTCTCTTACCTGTGCAGAGGTTCAAGAAGGCAGATGCATCTGCGGTATGGAAAGATTCGAGGGGAATGATCTAATGTCAACAAACGCAAAGTTTGCCGAAACATCTTCGGCTATTTCATATGAAACATTTACAGCTCTGACCCGTAGCACTCAGGGATTTGCACTCCCAAATCGGTACGATGTTATTATCACAACCCCAGCTGCAGGAAATCCTAGAACCGTTTCTATGAGATGTGAAAGTATTGAGCTGCCTGGGCGATCACTGAATACATCACCGGACACTAATATGTACGGTGTTCAACCAGAAATCGTTGATGGTGTCCTATTTGGTGGAGCAATCGCCATGGCCTTCCAAGCAAGCGCTGACTTAGAGGAAAGAGTGTTCTTTGAGAGTTGGCAAGAGATGGCGTGGGACAGGGAAACGTGGAATGTCATGTACTATAGAGATTACGTCAAGGACATTGATATTTATCTCCTTGATGTAAAGGATCAAAGACGTTATGGAGTTAGACTTAAAGAGTGTTTCCCAAAAGAGATTGGAGCAATTAATCTAACTTACGAAACAGCTTCTGACATTATAAAACTACCTGTCACCATGCAGTATAAGTATTGGGAGACTCTTGATATTCAGAATAAACCAAAAAAATCTATGGTTGACCCACTACCAACAAGTGGTGCAGATAAAACAATCACCACGAAAACCATCACGTCATCTACAACAATCTATCGACGTATCGCGGCTAAAAAAACGCCAGCTCAGAGCACGGCCCGGTCGCGCAACGACTTCTAAACATATCATGATAAAGGATGAAAAATTATGGCACTACCTAAACTACAAACTCCAGAGTATGTACTCACACTACCATCAACACAGGAGGAAATTAAATTTAGACCATTCTTGGTCAAAGAACAAAAGATTTTGATAATTGCTCAAGAATCTGAAAGTGAAGATGAACTTTCTAAGGCAATGGGAAGGTTAGTATCAAATTGCACATTTGGTGCTATAGATGCTGAAACTTCTCCAATGTTTGATATTGAGTATGTGTTTTTACAATTACGAGCAAAATCTGCTGGTTCTAAAATAAAACTTAATGTCACATGTCCTGATGACGAAAAAACTAAAGTTGAAGTTGAGGTTGATCTAGAAGAAATCAATGTACAACGTAGTTTAGAACACTCACAGGAAATTGTAATTACAGAAGATATCAAAGTTAATCTTAGGTATCCAATTTTGAAAGACCTTCGAGGTTTAAATGAAGATTTTGGTGATTTCGAAAGAGCCATGATTATGATCTATGAATGTATTGAAACTGTTATTAATGGAGAGGAAACAATCCACAGGGTTGATATGACGCAGGATGAAATTACAGAATTTATTGATTCGTTTAACACAGAGCAGATAGAAAATATGATGAAGTTCTTTGAAACGATGCCAAAATTACGACATGTTGTTGATGTTATCAACCCGAATACAAAGGTAAAGGGCGAAGTATTATTGGAAGGGCTTGAAACTTTTTTGGAATAGGGCTGTCCCATGACTCTGTAGAGAATTACTATAAAACAAACTTTGCAATGGTACAGCATCACAATTGGAGTTTAACTGAATTGGAGAATATGCTTCCGTGGGAACGAGACATATATAGTGGATTATTGTTAAAACATTTAGAGGAAGAGAAAGCGGAACACGATAGACAAGAGAGAAAAAACAAATAATCGGAGTTAATCACATGGGCGAAGAAGAAATCAAGGCCTCAGGTCATCATCCAGCAGATACGAATGGTGATGGTAAAGTTAGCAAACAAGAAGAAGACATGTATCTTGAGTTCAAACGCAGAGAACTTGAGGATGCAGACGCAATGCGTGATGCACAGCGCACAATGGCATGGTACTCACTTGGCGGTATGTTAATGTATCCCATTATCGTAGTCCTCGCAACAGTTTTCAATATGGATCAGGCAGCAAAGATTCTTGGTGATATGGCAGGAGTATACTTCATTGCGGTTGCTGGTATCGTCGCAGCGTTCTTTGGCGCACAAGCACTTACGAAAAAGAAATAAGGAATAAGTCATGGCCACTTTAGAAGAAAATTTAGCGAGGCTTCCAGCTGCGATTGAGAAATTGACGATCCAAAATAAGCAGGCCGCGGATGATGCCGCGAAGGCTACGAAAGACGAGGGGGATACCTTATCCAAAGCCCTGCAAGAAGCAGATGATAAAAGCGTATCCAATAAGAAAAATCTTAAAGCAATGGAGCGCATGATCGCGGCCGGGCAGATGGGTAAAGAAAGCCTCAAGAAAATCGAGGCAAAACAACAAGAACTAGTGAAGACGATGGCCTCGGATGAAGATAACATCAAATCCGCGGCTGACAGTCTAAATGTCTTCACGACAAACCAAGCAAGGGCGACAAATCTTGCAGCTGAAACGGCAGCTGCAACAGCCCAGTGGCAAACGACAAATGCTGGTCAGGTAGTTGCCCAGCGCAAAGCTTTGGAAGACCTTGGCTATAAAGCAGAAGATAACAAAAAATTCCAACGACTTACATATAAGGCAGCGCAAGACGAGCTTGATGCAAGACTCGCAGCTCCCGGCTTAAGCAGAGCACAAAGAAATGAAATAAAACAAGAGAAGCGTGATCTTGCAAAAAAGGACGGGAACAGACTAGAGAAGATTGCAGCGGGCATCGGTGGTCTATGGTCACTGGGTAAAAAAGGAGCGAAAGCAGCTGCATTGGGTGGTCTGGCAATTCTTTCTACTCTTGCGATTGGTGCATTCATGGTTGCTCTTGGCAATTTCTTGCAAAGCGATGAGTTCAAGGAGATAACAAAGTATATAATGGATGTAGTGGTTCCAAAATTAAAAGAATTTTATAATGCATTCTTTGGTGATGGCGGTGGATTCATTAAAGGTATTTCAGCACTTTTTGGTGACAAGACTGGTATTGGCGCAGTTGTCGCTGGAATAGCTGGTGTTACATTACTATTTGGCGCATCAAAGTTGCTAAAATTATTCAGTCCACTAACAAAAGGTATAGGGCTTCTTTTTAAGGGTATCGGAGGCCTGACGAGTAAAATACCTGTCGTGGGAAAGTTGATGGGTGGAGGAGACAAAGCTGCAAAACTGGCAGGGCAGTCGCCTGGCGCAAAAGCCGGGTCAGCGGGTAAAAAATTCGGCGAAGTTATAGGGAATATCGGTAAGGGCCTTGGTAAAGGTATTGAAGGTATTTTAAGAGGCCTTGCAATGGGGCTGAGCGCATTTTCAAACCCGAAAATACTGTTGGGTGCTGCTATTCTTGCTGGTTCAATTGTCGTAATTGGTGCTGGTATTGCCGCCGCTGTCGCTATTATTGCAACATCATTGCCGTTGTTTGCTAGGAATATGAAAAAGTTTGAAGACTTAGATGGTAAAAAACTTCTAGAAGTTGCTGAAGGCATTGGTGCGATAGGCATTGCAATGATGAAGATGGGCGGTGGTGGTATTGCCGGCGGCATTGGTTCGTTTGTCAAAGGGGTTGGCGGCGCTCTTGGTAAATTATTTGGGGGTGAAGAACAAAAAAGTCCATTAGATCAATTAAAAATATTCTCTGAAACAAAAATTGATGCAGTACAAGCAAAGTCAAATGCAGAGGCACTTGGGGCATACGGCATCGCAATGGCGAAGGCTGGTGCGGGTGAAGGCCTAGGTGGTGTTGGAGCTATATTAGGTTCTGTTGGTGCATTTTTTGCTGGTAAGGAGGCAAAGACACCACTTCAAAAACTTGTAGAATTTGGTGATACCTATGTCAATTCTGAACAAGTAACAAAAAATGCAGAATCACTAGGAATATACTCTAAAGCAATGGGTGTCGCACTCAAGGCTGGACCAACAGGAGGATTTGGAAAACTCTTAGATGGTTTATTGGGTTCCATTGGTGCGTTCTTTGGCGTAAAGAAAGAAGCGGGCCCATTAGAGAAACTGAAATTATTTGGTGAGACAGAAATTAATTCTGAACAAGTAGCAAAAAATGCGAAATCACTAGCAATATATTCTGAAGGAATGGCCAACGCGGCGAAAGCTTCACCGAAAGGTGGAATTGGTGATCTAATGAAAGGAATGTTGGGTTCCCTAGCTGGGTTCTTCGGAAAGAAATCTCCACTAGAAAAAATGAAATTGTTTGGTGAAATGAAAATTAATCATAAGGGTGTTAGGGAGAATGTCACCACCTTTAAAGAATATATAAACATGTTTAGTGGTCAAGATGCAGCAAGTAAAGGTATAGATACGTTAACAGAGTCAATAACGAAACTTTTGGACAAACTCACCGATAGCGATGTCGATAAATCTGTTAAAAATATGCGAAGACTTAGCATGGCATTGAATAACAGAAACACCCGACAGTTACGCAAAAATGTTAAGATGATGGCTGAGAAAAACCTTGCAATTCCTGTTTCGGTGCAAGGTCAAGTTCAAATGAAAAGCTCCGGCGGAGCTATCGAAGGCCAGGGTTCAACTCAAAGAATGCTTCAACAGACCTTCACTGTGGCTGCGGCAGCATTTGTCTATGATCAAATGAATGAGGCGGTAATGGGCAAAGTAAAAAGAGAGGCCGAGTTCAACAAAACGGCAGGTGGCGGGGGTAGCAGTACAATTGTGGACGCGAAAAAAATACAAACTACCACGAACATGACAACAGGCAAGGGCGGACCAATCACCCATAATAAGTTTGGTAATCTAAACAAATCGCTCGAAGCAGCTGGGTTTTAAAAAAAGGGGGGTCAAAAGACCCCCCAGTTTCTTACTCTTTTGCCAACTTTTCAAAATAGGACATAGTGTCCTCATCATCACCAGTATCA